GGAGGCATCATCTGCTTGGAGCGGCGCATCATCTCAACCGTCTCATCGAACACCGGCGTCTCGAACGGCACCAGCCCGTCGCCGGCCATCGACCAGCCGACCGCGTCAACGAAGTCGTGGTTGGAGTAGTGGAATCGGATGGTGTAACCCCTGGGGTTGAACGCCGCCGTGTTCGCCAACCACAACAGGCCGGCACGCCGAAACTCGCTGAACGGATGGTAGGTGTCGCCGTCGACGTCGACACGGGTTTCAAGCGTCAACGGCTCCATTCGTGCCCCCGATCACCGCCAGATCCAACACCCATGTGGCGAGACAATTAGCGCTGCAGAAGTGGTAGGTGTGGTCGACGCCGGGTTCGATCAGTTCGCCGTCGTCGTCGAGGCGGACGTGGTCGACTCCGAACCAGTCGCCATCGACCCGGCCGATCGCGTTGTCACAGGTGTCACAAACGGTGCGGATCATTCGGTGGCCGTCAACGCGATCGTCCCAACAAACCCCGACACCGGTAGCGGGCCACCTGGCGGGGCAGGGGTGGCGTCGAGTTCGCGTTCGTATTGGGCGAGTTCCCGTTTGATCCACGCTTCCCACGCCGACAGAGCAGGAACCGGCCACACCCGCTCACCGTTCAACGGCCCCTCGAGCTCACCGGAGTTGACATGGCGGGCGCCTGATTCGTGGCGGATGCCGATGCTGCCGTCAGCCAGTTTGAACACGTACGGGGTCACAGGTTCTCCAATCGGCGGAGGTGGAATGACGTCAGCGCCGGTCCAACGCAACCACGCAGCCTGGTTCACGATGTTCAGATCCAGATCGGCGCTAGAGCACCCGTAGACGGGTCCCTGTGCGTTGTAGCCGGCCGAGAACTGCCACCCCTGCCAACCGGCACCAGACGGCGGTAGCGGCCCTACAGGGGCACGAGCCCACGCCCAACCAGCCCAACCCGGAACCGCCGGCACCGGATGCAACAGATAGCCGCCGGTTGAATAGATCGGGTAGCGGGGAACAATCCATTCGAGCTCGCCGGCGAGCTGCCCATCCTGCACCCACACATTCCAGAACGAGGCGTTCGAGTAGGCGATGACGGTCGCCTCTGGGGCGAGGGTTCGGATGTGGTCGACGTGCTCGTTGAGCCACGGCGCGAACAGTGCGGACGGCCAGATCGTCCCCCGGTTCGGTGTCTCATCCTTATAGGACTCGACGTCCAACATGAGCAGGTTGTTGTCGGTGCCGGTGATCGAGTTGACGGTGTCAACGAACGCACGGGCGCAGGCGTGCGGTGAACCACGCTTCGGATTCACGAACGTGTAGAACCCGACGTTGTGCGGCAGGAACCCGGCGAGGATCGCAGCCGTGTAGTAGCTACGGCATCGGGCGTCAACCGTCAGGCCGTGGTTCGTTCTGAGGATCAGCCCGTCGACGCCTTGGGCTCGCATGACGTTGAAGTCGACGGCGCCTTGATGTTCGGAGATGTCGATGACTGGGGTGTAGATGGCGCCGGCGGGGCCGATCGTCGTAACCATCGACACCCCCTTGACTTCCGATAGCGCTATCGGCATGATGGTGGTATGGCACCACCTCGCATCGGGACTGCGGTCCTCGTCCGCATCCCAGACGACCTACTGGCCCGCCTCGACTTCTACGCCACCGACAACGGCATCAGCCGAGCCGAAGCCATCCGACACGCACTCACCCACTATGTAAGGACCCAACTATGAAACGACTCTTGACCATCTCAGCCATCGTTGCGCTCGGCGCACTCACCGCCTGCAACCCCCTCGAACCAGTCCCCACGATCGATGCACCTGTCACCGTTGACATCTCCGAAGGCGACGTCGAACCCGTCCCACCGTCACATGGTGAGGGTGGGGTAGAACCCGTAACCCCCGACGGGGAAGGCGGAGACTGCTACGGCGGGGTATGTCCCACCGAAGACACCGTCCCCGGCGTCCCATCCGAGGTGTGCGACACCCCCGGCGAAGGCGGATGCCCCACCAACTAGTAGGTGCCCTGCGCCGTGATCCGAAACAGGTCGGTGTTCGCCGTCGCGAACGGCGTCGGATCAACACCGAGCGTAGACGGAGCGACGTGGGTGCGGAACTGCATCGTCGTCGTCGTCAACGGAATCACCGTCCCGACGTACGAGGTACCAGCGACGGTGCGGGTGTACTCGAACGACCCGCCGACATCATGCGACGACGCCAACGTGAACGGTGTCGCCACACTGATCCCCGTCCCCGACGACCCGGCCGCTGTGATCGTCAACGACAACTGAGCCCGCCACACACCATGCGACCGTTGATACCAGCCGCGGGTCGTCGTACACGACCTCGAGCCGTTCTGCGTGATGTTCGTGACGTTCCACGTTTGGATTGGTTCATGCACGATTTCCCACGCCGCACCGTTGTAAAAGTGCAACGTGTTGATGTCAACCGCGTAGGCGTACATCCCTTCGGACTTCGGCACCGACAAAGCGGTGTCACGCGCCGCGGTCGACGCGAACACCATCACCGTCTGCTCTTGGATGTACGTGTCGAACTGGGTAGCCGTCGGGACGTCACCCGCCGTCCAATTCCGGTAGCCGGCACCTGCCATCAGACCCTCACCGCCCGAACTGCGTAGTGGTATGAGATCGAATCACCTGACGCCCAAGTGAACGGTGTCGTGGTCGACGGCGACGACTGCACAAGGTTCGCACCCGACACCGTCACCAACAACAACCTGATCGTGTTCGTGTCGGAGTACCACAACGCCGCGTCATAGATCGACCCGTTCGCATCGATCAGCGACGCCCGACCCACCGGCAACGCCGACACACCACCAGCGACCGTGAACGCGGGCGGTGTGTCCCACGCCGCTGTCGCACCCGGGAACGTCTGCCCTGACGTCCCGAACAACGTCTGTCCTTGCACGACAAGGATCCCACCGGAGTAGGTGTACGTCGCCGAGTTCGTCGCGCCACCACCGGTGCCGATCACCATCGCCGTCAACGTCGGCGTATAGGTGCCGGTCAACAGGCCGTCAGCGAAGGCGTTGGCCTGGGCCGCGGTGAACGGGTTGCCAGCGGTGAACAAATCAGCCATCCACCCTGCCCCTTAGAACGCCAACACGCCGCCGGTTGGCGGAGCCAAAATCCCGTACACCGGGTCGTCGAGGATGAACACCGACTGCTGCAAAGCGTTCGACAACGACAACGTCATCCAATGCCCCGAGTCGTACCGGATCTGATGCGACACACCTTCCACCAGCAACGTCAACGCCAACGCCGCACCAACATCCGCCGGTGTCCACAACAACTCGACAAGGTCACCGATCTCGAGCGCTGCCACCGTAGCCCTGTCAGCCTCCGACGGATAACCCGACACGAACACCGACAACTGGGCGACCCTGTCGTCGGGCTGTTTGTAGATGCCGAGGAGGAAATCTGCGAGCGCCTCCGACTGGGCATCAGTGTTCAACAGCAGACCGCCGAGGGAGAGGGTGCGAACCCCGTACGACTCGACCGCGTCCGGGTCGGTCGACGTCTGCAACGTCCCACCCTCACGATCAACACCAACACGGGTGTAAAGCAGCTCTGCGGCGGACCGTTTCTTCGCAGCCTGAAACTTGAACCCGGAGCCATCATCGGCGAACGTCAACAACGGCGTCGACCCCGCCACCGACAACCTGTCGCGGTAGGTGAGCACACCATCCCGTGCAGCGAACAGCCGACCCAAATCCGACTTCGCTACGAGCTGCAAATAGTTGAGAACGTTCGACCCCCACGACACGTTGTCGTCTTGTAACGGTTCAACCCCTGCGTCGAGATCGCGGCCACCGGCGTACACAACCTCGTTGCGGTCCAACGACGAAGCGATCCGCTCCCCGGCCGTCTCCAAATCGGTTGTCGTCCAGGCGTCGAAATCTTTGCGGGCCAACAACCCCAACGCATCAACACAGAACACCGAGGCATCCGTGCGACGTGAACGGTCGTACTCGTTCTCCCAATCCTCAGCGGTCCCATCGAACACGGTCACCCCGTAGATGGAGACAGAGATCCTCTTGCCGGGGGTGATGTTCGGATAGAACGCTGAGGTGGCGTGGGCGGGGTCGAAGGTGCGGTCGTCGTTGCGGAAGTTGATACGGCAGGTGCCGGCCGGGATTTCGTCGAGTTCCCGGCTGCGGCCACGGTTGATGTTGATCTCATAGCCGTAGCCGTCGATGTCGGTGGCGATGTCACCAGCCAACGGGCCACCAGTATCCAACGCGCCGAGGGTGGGATCTTCGACGGTGAAGAACCCGCCACCACCCGATGTCAGATCGAAGTAGGCGGTGATGACCGGAGCCGTGAACACTCAGGTTCTCCAACCGGGGCCGTTGCGGCGTTCGTACTGGCGGATCTTGTCAACGATGACGTCACCGATTTCTTTGCCGTCCGCACCCATCCCGGCGTTCACAGTGACGTTGAAGACCGTTGCTCCCATCGTGCCGAGTTGGTTGTTGGGGATGACGTTGCCGTGGGCGCCGGAACCGAGCGACAGAATCTCCGGTCCTTTTTCGCCGACCAATGTGAGGCCAGGTCCAATCGGACCGCCGCCGGCGCGGGCGCCGACGGGGATGCCGATGAAATCGCCGTGCGGTGTGACCGTCGCCCCGGTTGCGGTGATCTCGAAGCGTGTACGGATGACACCGGGTACCGCGTTCAACTTGTTGATGTACTGCTGAATCTCGTCGCGGAGCTCCGGGAACTGGGCTTGCAGTTCTTGCAGCTTCTCTTTCTGCAACTGTGCGGATGCGGCGGATCCTTCGGCGGCGCCCTTCTCGGCGGCGTACGCCTGCGCAGTCGCCAACGCCGACGCCGCCGTGGCGAGTTCCTCGGAACGAAGATCGCGAAGCGCTTGTTCCTTCTCCCGGTCCGTCGCCTCAGAATCCTGCAACAGCGCCGTGGTCGCCAACACCGACTCTTGATAGGCGGCGTAGGCGGAGTTGAGGTCGAGTGTGGCGTTCTCCAAGTTGAAGATCGAATCAACAGCGTCGATCAACTCTTTCGTCAGGTCAGCCAACGCCTCAGCCTGATCGGCGGCCGAGTCGGCGGCGGCTTCCTGCTGCGCCACCAACGCCTCTTGCGCCTGCACCGCCGTCTCCGTGACGTCGATGCCGCCTTCCATCTCCTTCTTGAGATTGAACGTCGCCGCGGCTGATACATCGGTAGCTTCGGCGTACTTCTCTTGGTTGACAGCAGCCTGCGCGGTGTCTTTCCCGGCTTTGTCAACTGCGGCAGCCAAGAACTTCAACTCGTCAGCGGTCAACCCCGACGCTTCGCCCATCGCCAGAATGTGCCGCGACCCCTCCAACGATGTCTCGGCCAGCCGTGTCGCCAACTTCTCCGACGAAATGAACCCACCCTCCGACTTTGCGAGCTCGCCGATCAGAACTGTCAACGCTGCGGCGAGACTGCCATCTGCCGCTGACCCCAGATTGAGGAACGCCCTCTCAAGGTCTTCGACTTTGCCTTTCAACGGATCGATCGCGTCGGACACTTCAGTGATGATCAAGCCGACGGTGAGAGCGCCGAACGTGACGCCGAGCCCCTTGGCGGCTTTGCCCATGTTGTTGAGTGAGCGGACACCGTCAGCGCCGAGGGTCGTGAACCTGTCCCGCATCTTGATTGCCTGGCCGGCGACGATGGACAGGCTGCCGAGGAGGCCGAGCGCTGCGACACCCATCGCCGTGAACTTCCCGATAGCCGACTGCGTCTCCGGCGACAGCGAAGCGAACGCCTGCACCGCCGAATTCGCCGTCGACACCAACCCTGTGAGCATCGGCAACACACCAGTACCGATCCCGTCCGCCAAGTTCTTCAAGTTGGCGGACAGGATGCGCTGCTGGTTCGCCAACCCGTCGGAGGTGTTCGCGAAGTCGCCGGCTGTCTGCTCCGTGGATTCCATCAACAGCCCGTAGCGGGCGGTGACCTTCTCCGCTTCGGTCATCGACGAAGCCGACTCAGCAATCCCCTCAGATACAGCGAAGGCCGCAACCGACGCCGCGGACAGATCAATACCGAACTTCTTGATCGGCTCCGTCTCACCCGCCAAAGCCGACTGGAAGATCCGGGCCGCCTCAGGCACATCCAAGTTCATCACTGACGCGAAGTCGGCCACCCGTGTCGTCAACGTGTCCATCGTCGCGACAACATCGCCGCCGTCACCGGTGACTGTCTTCGCGAACGACGAGAACTGGACGGCGAGCCCGTTGAACTCCGACTTTGACAGCCCGACAGCGGTCGCAGCAGATTCGCCGAGCTCGAGGATGCCTTCCGACGCTTCACCGAACGTGACGTTGACAGCGTTCACTGACTCGGCAAGATCGGATGCGCCCTGCGCCAGTTTGAAGATCGCTCCCGCACCGGCCGCTGCGGCGGACACCATCACCACTCCGGCTTTGGTGGCGGTCGCCGAGAACTTGTCCAGCTTCGACTGTGCCCCCGATGTCGTCTTGTCGATCTGGCCGGACACCTTCTTGAGTTCGGTGACCGCACCCGACGCGTCCGCTTTGATGATCGCGGTGAAGATCTGCGAAGCGGAACCCGCCATCGTTCACCACCTCTACCGGTACGAATCCATCAACATGCGCAGCTCACGAATCGATTGCCGTTTCGTTACTTCGGGGGGCCATCCGAACCGGCGGGTGGCCCACACGATCAGGTCGTCGCCGGTTCGTCCCCCGCTTTTGGGTCCGGGATCCCATCGGTGAACTCGGTGGCGATGTTCGGCTCACCGTTCGCTTCGATCTTGAACATCTCCACCAACAGACGAGGCGTCAACGTCGCCGGTAGTTCCACCTCGAGCACCCGGGCCGCGGCTTCGGCGAGCATGGCGCCGGCTTTAGCGTGAGCCATCGGGTTCGGGGTGACCTGCCACCACTGCAAACCTGTCTCAGTTTGGATCTTGGCGTACTCGTCGAGCGGGATGTCGTCAATGTCGAGACGTTTCCCGTCGTGGGTGAAGAAGATCGGCATGGGCGGTTGATGCTCCTAGTGTTTCCAGGCGTCGACCATCAGTTTCGTGGTGACCTTCTGGTGTGCTTTGGTGACGATGTCGTCGGTCTGGTTGAGTGCTTTGCGCCACGGGTCACCGAAACCGGAATGTCCGGGGTGGTGTGCCCATTGGCGGAACCCGATCGAACCCAACTTCAACGGTGCGGTGTCGCCGAACGCGACGTCTACGTCGGCGAAGCGGCGCACCACCGTCGACTGTGAACGCCGCTTCCCGGTCCGTGTGCCACCGGAGATGATGTGCGGTTTCGAGCCGTCGGTGACGATCCGCCAGAACCCCGGCGGATTCCCTTTCACCCGACCCGTGTTGCCTTTCACATCGGATTTGGCGCCGAGCTGGACGGCACGGCCGCCGCGGCCTTTGATGTGGAACTTGGAACCCTGCTGTTCCACCTCGTCGCGAAGATCGGATGTGATGACCGGGACGACAGCCTTCTCGGCGTCCCCCGCTGCCCGGGCCAACTGACCGACAACTTGGGGGATCGCCGACCAGGGCAACTCCACGGTCAGCCGATCTTGGCGACGGCCGAGGCAGCGTTGAACGATGCCGAGATGTTCACCGCACCGTCAACCGCGCCGGACACCGAGAACGAGAACAGCCCGGTGCCGAACCAGTACTGGCCGTTCGTCGACGTTGACGGGTACAGGTAGAACTTGCGGGCCACACCATCCAACGCGGCGGTGTACATCTGGACGGTGGCGTCGTCGTACCATCCGGCGATCGAACCGGTGCAGTCGGGGAGACCGGCGACGTACACCTTGTTCGTGTCGCCGAACGCGGTCACTTCTGCGTTGTCGGTAGCGAAGTCGAGCGACCAGTCCCGCAGGAACGCGATCGGTTCGGCGGTGCCGGCTGATGTGAGGTTGGCGTAGAGCCTTCCGGCGCGCCCGTGAATTCGAGCCATGTTGATGGAGCTCCTTGGTAGACGGCCGTGGCCGGGATGGGTGTGCGCTTATGCGGCGCGTTTGGTGCCGAACGCCTCCACAACCCGCAACAACCTGGCTGCGATGTTCGTGAAGGTGCGGTCAGCGATCGCAGCCCGGGCGGCGGCGGCTGCGTCTGCGGCAAGCTGCGGGTGGGCGAGCCACCAGCGCAACTTGTCGGAGAACTCATCGGACTCTGTGAAGGTGGGCAACATCGGGAACAGCTGGTCGCCTTCGGGGCGTGGCTCACGAAGGAAGAACGTTCCACAGGCGGCGAGCTCGACTTCGCGTGGCCCCATCGCCCAACCGTCCGCGTGGGCGTCTTCGGAATGCTCTTTGCGGTACAGGTTCGCCGAGGCGCGGGCTGAGCGGTACAGGTTGGCGGCGATGTTGTTCGACATGCATTCGGATGGGGCGTGCAGCAGGAACGGGTTCAACGGTGAACCGTCTTCCAACAGTTTCCAGTTGCCGCCGAAGCGGGCGTCGATGCCGGTCCAGTTGACCGCTTCGAAGAAGTCGACGCGTGACGGGAACCCGGTCCCAACGAACCCGAAGTCACAGGCGAGTCCGGGGGATGGTTTGCCGGGCCGGTGGATGTCGGGGTCGTAGCTGTGGGGGAAGTAGTGGGTGTTGGGGTTGATGTCTGCCCGGAACTGGTCAACGTTGGTGGGGTCGTTGAGTACGACGGTGTCGACGTAGCGGCCGGGACGGCCCTGCCGATCATCCTCGTACGGAGACTCGGTTGCCCAGTAGACGACGTGGTGGGGCCGACGGGCGAGCACAGCCCACGTTGTCGGCGGAATGAAGAACCCGGAGACGACGATGACGATGTCGGGCCACCACTCGTAACAGACGACTTCGATGCCTTTGGATGCCATCTCCATCGCGGCTTCGGCGGGGAACGCCTGCTTGTATTCGCCCTCGTCGTTCTTGACGTGAGCTCGGCTGTAGAACTCGAGCCGATCATCCAAGTTGAGGACACCGACGTCGCAGCCGTTCGCACGCAACCCTTTCACCAACCCGTTGTAGACGTCGGCGACAGCGAAGTTCACGCCCGGTTGAACGATAAGCACCTTCATGCGAGGACCTCGATGCGGGCTTCGCATTGGACGACGGTTGTGCCGTCGGTGCCCACTTCGCGGTATCCGAAGTTGACGAACTCCACGACCCTCGCCGAATCGACAACGCCGCCCAAGGTGACGTCTGCGTCGATCGCCGCGCACAGCGAGAACGCCCCTGTGCGGTCGATGTACGGGCGGAGCGCCTGGTTGCCGGACTTGAAGTCGCGGGACGCGGCGACTTCGACGCGGACGGGGATGGTGTAGTCGGAGGCTTCTCCTAGGTCGGTGTACGGGTCATACGATTCGGGCCAGCCGATGACGATCGCCGGCCACTGCACCGCCGCCAACGGCCCGGTGTACACCTGGGCGTCGATCCCGGCGAACGCTGTGGCGAGCGCTTCGACGATGTCGTCGTAGTCGGCGGCCATCAGTGAACCAGGAACCGACCATCAGACGCCTTGGTGGTGGCGTACGGCGCGATCAACGATTCGATGTCACGCACCTGCCGGATCGGCTGCGCACCGAAATCGACCGACATTGTTGTGCCACCCGGCGTGTCACGCAGATAGAACAACCGATGCGTGTAGTACAGGCAGGCGGTCTTGATGTCGACTGGTACGGCAGCCCAACCCCAGGTCGCCGTCACCTTCACCGAGGGCCGGGTGTAGCCCGGGTAGGTGAGCGTGTTGACGGCGGAGAGGGCGGAGATGGGCCAACCGGACGCACCGTTCGAGCCGACACCGTTCAACGGCAACGTGACGTAGTCGGCGGCAGTCCAAGCGGTGGCGTACAGCCCGGTGTCGGCTTCGTCGGTCGCAACTGAGGTGATGGTGGCGCAGTCGTCGAGCTTGACGAGACGTGTGGTGGTCGGATGAAAGAACCGGGCAGTGGCGACACTGTCGGCGTAGAACCGTCGACCGCTCTTGGAGTCAACCCAACGTGACGCCGTTGTCCTCTTTCC